TCTCGACGACGGGGGGCGCCACGGGTCACGGCCTCAACGCGATCGGCGGCGCGACCTCTGGCAACGGGATCCGCGCGGCTGGCACGGCCGGCAACTCGGCCGCGCTCAACCTGGTGGGCCAGGGCTCGGCCGCGGGCCTGCTCACAACGGGCGGCGCAACCGGCGCCGGCGCGTCGTTTGTCGGCGGCGGAACGAGCGGCGCCGGTGCTACGTTCACGAATACGAGCGGCAACGGGATCACGATCACGGCCTCCGCTGGGAACGGTTCGGGGATCGCGATTACGGGCCAAGGCTCCGGCCACGGGATCTCGTTGACGCCGGGCGCCACGGGCCACGGCCTTAACGCGATCGGCGGCGCGACCTCGGGCAACGGGATCCGCGCGGCGGGGACGGCCGGCAATTCGGCTGCGCTCAACCTGGTCGGCCAGGGCTCGGCCGCGGGCCTGCTCACAACGGGCGGCGCGACGGGGAACGGACTGACGGCGATCGGCGGCGCGACGTCCGGGTCGGCGGTCAAGTTCACCGGTACCAACGGCAACGCGATCGGCCTGGAGATCGCCGGTCAAGGCTCGGCCGCGGGTCTCTCGGCCACTGGCGGCGCGACCGGCCACGCGATGAATCTAATCGGCGGCGCGACGTCCGGCGCCGCGCTGAACGCCTCGAACACAACGGGCGACGTCATTGTTGTTACCGCCGCCGCCGGCGACGGCGATGCGATCCAGCTCACACCGCACGGCTCGGGGTACGGCATCAATGGCACGCTCAGCGACGGCGGTGGAGGGGGCGCCGATCCGTGGGAGACGGAGTTGCCAGGAGCGTATGCGTCGGGTGAAGCGGGATACATTCTCGGCACGTTCCTCGACGCGAAAGTGTCCGAGGTCGAAGGAGGCGGCGGGGGCGATCCGTGGGAGACCGCTTTGCCCGGATCCTATACGGGCAATCAAGCCGGCAACATCGTCGGCACGTTTCTCGACGCGGCCATCTCCACTGTGCTCGATGGCGATCTCACGGGCAACGTCGGCGGCGACGTGTTGGGCTCGATCGCCGGCAACCTCGCCGGCTCGATCGAGGGGGACGTCCTCGGCGATCTCACGGGGAACGTCGGCGGCGATGTGCTGGGCTCGATCGCCGGCAACCTCGCCGGCTCGATCGAGGGCGACGTGTTGGGACATCTACTGGGCAACGTGGCGGGCAACGTCCTCGGCTACGTCGCCGGCAACCTCGCCGGCTCGATCGAGGGGGACGTCCTCGGCGACGTGATGCTCTCCGCGACGGGCCTCGACGCGATCGATGCAGGCAACCCCGGCGATCTCGAGTCGCAGGATACGTTCGCCAAGAAGTGCATGGCGGTCTGGTACTGGATCTACGGAAAGACGCGGATGACCAAGGCTTTCCCCGGTAATCCAGGCGTGTTTCAGACCTTCGCCGACGATGGCACGACGGTCAACACAGAGGCCGTCATCACCAACGACGGCGACCAGCAAATCAAGGAAGCCGCGGAATGAGACTGCCAGGCATCGGGCACGTTGGCTGCGGGCCGTCGCTGCGGATCGACTGCGGCGCCTGGCAAGTGTGGCCGTTTGATCTCGGCGTTGTCCAAGGCCCGATCCAGCTCGTCGCCGCCCAGGTCCACGTTCCTGGGCTGAGTGTCGCCCAGGTCCATACGTCCGGGCTGATCGCGGGCCAGGTCCACACGTCCGGTTTGATCGCCGCTGAAATCGTCGACGAGGAGACTCGCCCATGCCCCTGAGCCTGCAAGCCACCGTCAACGAGGGGGGTGGGTTCACCGTCCTCGGCCGCGCGATCGGGGACGATGGCGAGGACATCACGATCGCGACTGTCGACGCGATCGATTACCAGATCACGTTGGTCGACCCGGAGGCGGCATACCCCGCATGGACGGCGCCTGGATCACCGTCGGCGATCCAGCCAGTCACGAGCGTCGATCCAGCAACCGCTGTATTCGACGAGCTCCAACTCGATGCGCACTGGACCACGGACGACGACGGCTACAACCTCCGCATCGACGTCCCCATGCTGCTCCGCGAGGGCGCCATGGCGCATCCGTTCCCCCTCACGTTCAACGTCTGGTTCGAGCTGCGAATCACATCCGTCTCGGGCCTGGTCAGCATGGACCAGATCAAACTAAGCGTCAACAAGACTCTGTTTGGCCGCGGATAAGGGGGGGGTGATGGGTCCTCCTGGCGACTTTCGACGCGCGAGATTCCCCCGACCGCGCACACGCGATGTGCATTTGTGATTTCGTACACCTAGGGCGGATTTGTGGCGAAGAAACGCAAAAAACCCGCTGAAAACGATCATCCGCGATCCCAAAAGGTCGTGTGGATTACGAAATGGATGATCGAAGGGATACGGCCGAGTGATTGGATGGCTGAGGCCAACTCGCTTGGCTGGTGGGCGACGGCCGAGGAGATCGCCGAGCTGGTCGCGACCGCCCGGATGGTCATTGCCGCCGACGCGCTCACTGATCGCGACTCGGCAAAGAAGGTCGCGGTCCTTCGACTCGAGGAGTGTTTTCGGGATGCTGTCAGGCTGAAGCGGCCCGACGTGGCGCTGGCGGCGCAGAAGGAACTGAACCGCATCCTTCGATTGCATTTGCCGACCCCAAACGAAACCGAGGACAACGAAGCCACGCGATTTGTCGAACTTGCCCACGCACTCGGAGGCTGACCAGGGTTGATTGGCGCGAAAACGACAGACGCAGCGAGCAACGACCGCGCCCGCCGAACGAGGCATTCTCGATGTGCTACGTCGGGCCCACGCCGGCGAAGCTCCGGCCGTCCATCGTGCTGTTCTCGCGGCCGGGTATTGCGTGGGCAACAACTATGTCGTCGGATCGACCGACGAGGTCGCGGCGTTCCTGGGCGTCAGCGAGCGCCGCGTCCAGCAGCTCGTGAAGAAAGGTATGCCGCGGACGCAGCTCGCCGGCAAACCGGTCCGGTTTACCTACGATCTTCGGGCCATCGTCGCGTGGCGCCTCGATTCGATGGCCTCCGGCGACAAGAAATCCGACAGCGACAACCTTGAGCGATTGCGGAACGCCAAGGCCCGGCGCGAGGAACTATCCCTCGCGAAAGACCTGAAAGCAGTGATCCCCAGGGAGCAGGCCGAGGCGGTATTCATGGCGGCAGCCGGGACGTTTCGCAGGTTTGGAGACCTGCTACAGAAGCAATTCGGCCGGGCGGCCCTGGAGTTGTGGGACGAACATCTGACCGATGCCGCCAGGCAGATCGAGGACGGACTTGGTAACGAGAAGTGACTTCATCGAATCGACGATCGAGCTGGGCCGTCGGTTCATTGACGCTTGCCGGACAAAGCCGATCCGTACGATGCGCCATTTTGCCAACGAAGAGATCTGGCATCCCAAGGGCCCGTTCGCCGGTCGACGATACAGCGAGTCTCGCCAACCGTTCTCGAGGTTGTTCTTCGACCTGGTGGAGCGCCCATGGAAAATGATCAACGCCCTCGGTTGCGTCCAGTCCGGCAAGACGCTCCTCGTGTGGGTCATTCCGATCCTCTACCATTTGTTCGAAGTCGGCGAGGACGTGATCGCCGGCGTCCCGACCATGAACACCGTGCGCGACAAGTGGCGTGAGGACCTGCTCCCGGTCATCGCTCACTCCCGGTACCGGGATCTACTCCCAGTCCGCGGCGGCGGAGCTCGGGGCGGCACCAACTTCACCGCGATCCAATTTCGCCACGGACCGACGCTGCGGTTCATGTCGTTCGGCGGCGACGACAAGACGCGGGCCAGTTATCCCGCACGCGTCGTCGCGATCACCGAGGCCGATGGCGGCGACGAGATCGCGACCGCCAGTCACGAGACGGACAAGATCTCGCAGATCCACGCGCGAACGAATTCGTTCGGTCGCCGCGCCCGCATCTACCAGGAGTGCACGGTCACGCACAAGAAGGGCCGGATCTGGTCGGATTACGCGCTCGGCACGGCCAGCCGCATCGTGCGGCCGTGCCCTCATTGCGGCGACTGGGTTTCTCCGGAGCGGGAGCAACTCACCGGCTGGGTCGACGCGGAGTCGATCGAGGAGGCCCGCGAGAAATCGACGTGGCGTTGTCCCTCATGCGGCAATCCTTGGACCGACGATCAGCGCCGCGCGGCGAACGCCTCGGCGACGATCGTGCACCGCGGCCAGGAGATCACGCCCGCCGGCGAGATCGTGGGCGTGGCGGCGGAAACCGACACGCTCGGATTCCGCTGGAGCGCGATTGACAATCATTTCCTCGACGCCGGCGACATCGGCGCCGACGAATGGAAGCGAGCGCGGCAATCAGACCTGCAAGCGGGCGAGCGATACATGCTGCAATTCATGTACGCCACGCCGATTGAGATCGACATCGTCGACTCCGCGGAGCTCTCGATCACCGCCATCGCGCAGCGGCAACGACCGGAAGGCCGCGGTGTCGTGCCCCCGGATTTCCGGGTCGTGACGGTCGGCGCCGACATCAGCAAGTATCGGATCTACTGGATCGCGCTGGCATGGTCCGCGGATGCTCGCTGCCATGTGCTGGATTACGACCAGATCGAGGTGCCCAGCAGGGAGGTCGGCTTCGAAAAAGCGGTGTTGATCGCGCTGAGCGAACTGCGCGACATTTGCGAAACGGGCTGGAAATCCGACGAGGGCCGCAAGCGGCCCAATCTGGTCTGGATCGATTCGGGGTGGCAGGGCGAGGAGAAAGAAAAGCCCGTCTACGCGTTCGTCGCGAGCTGCCGAGGCGACATCTACCAGGCGTGCAAAGGGTACGGCGCCGGCCAGGAGCGCAAGTTCTACTCGCGCCCCAAGGCGACCGGATCGTCCGTCGTCTCGATCGGCGAAGGGTATCACTTCGCCCGGTTGCCGAAACACAAAATCAAGCTCGTCGAGATCGACGCGAACCAATGGAAAAGCTTTTTCCATGCGCGACTGACGACGCCCGTCTTTGATCCGAAGGCGAACGGGCCGGTCTACCGGCCCGGCACGCTCACCCTCTTTAAGGAGTCGTCCCGCGAGCATCTGACGCTCGCCTCGCATTTCGTCGCGGAAAAGAAGGTCGAGGAGTTCAAACGCGGCCGCCTCGTCACGAAATGGGTCCGAGAAGCAAAGGCGAACCACTGGTTCGATGGCGCGTACCTGGCGTGCGCCGCCGGCCACAAGGCGGGCGTAAGGCTGATCCCGATCGCGGCGAAGCCGAAGCTCGGCCAACGAATCATTCGCGGGAGGTCCGCGAAGATGCCCCCAGGAGGATGGTAATGGCGAAGAAACCCGAGAAACCCGAGGATCCGAAGTATGCGAACGAGTCGCGCGAGGAGGCGATGATCCCCTGCCCGCTGTGCTCGCAGCCAACGCACACGTACAGTCGTCAGGGGCGCATCCGCTATCAAAAATGCAAGGGGACGGAGACGACGCGGGGCTGCGGGCACACGTTCACCGTGACGGCGCCGCCGCCGAAGGTCGACAAGGCCGGCTGAACGGGATTGCTATTGAATAGCAATTTGGTCTGAATTCCGACCGCGACATTCGCTTTGATGGTCGGCATGGCAACCGACGATCAAATCGCTGACCTGGCCGCCGCCGAACTCGAGGATCGCCTCAATAACCAGGCTTGGGAGGAAACCAAGACTGGAAACTTCTCCGTGCGCGGAGCGTCCCTCGAATCCCTCGACAAGCTGGTGCAACGCGCTCGCCGCCGCCGCCGCATCGGCGCCAAGCTCATCCGACCCTCGGGGGACATCTAAGTGTCGACGTCCCTCGACGCGTTCAACCGATTCCTGACGACGCCGCAACCGAGCGGCGAACGGGCCGGCTACGTCGGCGGCAAAGTCAACCGGATGAACTCGGCGTGGCGCCCCAAGAACCGCCCCGCCGATCGCGAGATCCTCGGCGACTGGGACCTGCTCACCGCGCGGGCCAGGTGGTTGGGCAGGAACAACCCGATTTGTATCGGCGCCGGCGACAAGCTGGTCAACAACATCCTCGGCGAGGGGATCCAGACCCGGTCCAGCGTCCGCGACGCCGAGGGCGTGCTACTGCGCGACTGGAATCGGCGGTCCAACGACCTCTACAAGCGATGGATGGACGAGGCCGACGCCTCGGGCCGGATGCACCTGTTCGAGCTGACCCGCACCAATTTCCACCAGACCATCGAATCCGGTGAAAGCCTGCTCGTCGAGCGGGCCGACCCGGACCCCGATCGGTTGCTGCCGATCTGCTACGAGCTGATCGAGCCCGACCAGATCGACCGCACAAAGGACCGGCCGCCGGCCAAAGGGGTCAACGAGATCCGCCGCGGCATCGAGATGGACGCGGCCGGCCGCCGCGTCGCCTATCACCTGTTCACCCAGCACCCCGGCGAACTCTACTGGGGCCAGTGGGAGAGCGTCCGCGTGCCCGCGTGGCGGGTGATCCATTTATTCAGGGCCAAGCGAGCGTCGCAAACCCGGGGAATCACCTGGTACGCGCCGCTGGTACGCGCCTTGTGGAACCTCTACGACTACCTCGATCACGAAATCGAGGCGGCCAAAGTCGCCAGCTATTTCGTCTACATGCTCAAGCGCGAGGAAGTCCCCGACGGCGACGATCTGGGTTTCTCCGATTCGGAGGGCCCGCAGTCCGACCGCTACGGCAACGACGAGGCGCCGCTCGGCCCGGGCATCGCGCTGAACGGTGGACCCAACGATTCACTCGACGTGATCCAGTCGAGCCGGCCCAACAGTCAGGCGACCCCGTGGATCGATCTGCTCACGCGCATGATGGGCGTGGGCGTCGGCCTGTCCTACCAGCGATTTTCCGGCGACTACTCGCAGACGTCGTTTTCCAGCGCCCGCGCCGCCGACCTCGAGGACCGCAAGGGGTTCGTGCCGGCGCAGGCCTGGCACGCCCGTTACATCGACCTGGAAATCCGCCGCCGCGTGACTCGCGAGCTCATCCTCCGCGGCCACCTCGACGTCCCGATGGGCGGCCTGACACGTTTCGCGCGGGCGCCGCATGTGTGGCTGGCCGCGACGGCCAGGCCTCCGGGCTGGGGATACGTCGATCCGCCCAAGCAAGTCGGCGCCGCCCGCGACGCGATCGCCGCCGGCCTGTCGACCTGGGAGCGGGAACTCGGCGCCACCGGTCAGGACCGTGACGAGGTGTTCGAGACATTGGCGCAGGAGATCGACCAGGCCCGCGAACTGGGGCTGCCGATCGAGTGGCTGTTCGGG